TCATTCCCATTTTCTCTCTCCTGGTAGGTTAACTTAAATACCATCATTATTGATGGTGACTAATGATAGCTATTTGTCAATATATTGTCAAGTTTTATTTTCAGAATTATTTTAAGGAAGGGGCAAAAGATGGGGTTTATCCAACAATAACAATCAATTATGTGGTAAAATTATTTTAATAATAATTGAAAGTTTTTTAGTAGTTTCTGAATTTTTTGAAATGGACTGCTGATTGCATTAAATTATTTCTAATTATTTTCAGTTATTTTCAAAAATAACTTGACAGAATGTCTGAAATTCTATATTATTTATCAAACTGTAAGAAAACAGTAAGTTAGAGGTAAGTTCAAAAAATGCAAAACTGAACTTAAATATGTAACACATATATATGGAGGAGATAAATGAGTAATTTAAGGCACCGTTTAAAAAGATCGGGTGTCACACTAAAAGATGTGAGTGAGGAGATTGGTATTGCCGAATCTACAATATGCCACGTACTTAATGAGGCTCTGAGCAGCAAGATAAAGTACGGTGCAGAAAAGTTGATTCGGGATCGAATTGCGGAATTCACTGCTTCAGAAGCAGCAACAGTTTCGCAATAGCGCCTCTGGAGGGGCGTTTTTTAGCACATGGAAGTGCGTTTAAATTGGGTCCCATCCAGTGAGTCGGGTGGGACCTTTAACAATAATGTATAATATGGAGTAAATCTATGAGTGATACTTATACAGTGTCAGGCGAAATTATTGAGATTTATGATATCCAAATAGTCTCTGATAATTTTAAGAAACGGGAGTTTATATTGGAACATGCACCAAATCCAAAATATCCGGATTACCTGAAGTTGGAAGTCGTGCAGAATAAAACAGACCTTTTAGATAAGTATAAGGTTGGTGATATTGTCGATGTTGACATTAATCTAAAGGGTAAGAAATGGGAGAAGGGTGAGAAGTCAGGATACTTCAACTCTCTGCAGGCATGGAGAATCCAGCCTGCTTCTGCCAGTTCTGAGGACAGCGAACCCTGGTAAATCATGATGCCCACATTGACTTCTGGTTGGTGTGGGCTTTTTATTTGGGGTATTAATGACACATCTTGATCTATTTAGTGGAATTGGTGGATTTGCTCTTGCTGCAAGATGGGCAGGATTTGAGACCATACAATTTGTTGAATATGAACCATATGCTCAGAAAGTATTAGCTAAAAACTTTCCGGGTGTACCAATAGCAGGAGACATTTTTGAATTCGATGCAACAAAATTTTTGGGGGTTGGACTCGTCACTGGAGGATTTCCATGCCAACCATTTAGCGTCGCCGGGAAACAGCTCGGCAATAAAGATGACAGAGCAATCTGGCCAGAAATGCTTAGAGTTATACGAGAAGCGAGGCCCACTTGGGTTATTGGTGAAAATGTGTCTGGAATCATCCAGATGGAACTCGACAACGTGCTTTCTGACTTGGAGGGAGAAGGTTACACCACACAAACGCTTGTTATTCCAGCTGCGGGCGTCGACGCCAAACATAGACGTGAACGTGTCTGGATTCTTGCCCACACCACTGGCACAAGAAGGTCCGGGGGGGAAGGATGTATGGAAACTGACGGATGTAATTTGCGGGAAGAAGTACAAACACGACTCGGAACCTCAGAAGATCTGGCCCACTCCATCAGCGCAGCAAGCAGGGGAGGGACCTCTGCTGGAGAAGTTGGAAATGAAGGATGGGAGTCCTGCATAACCGAACCAGAGGGCATACAACCCCGAAACAGGGCAGCACGTTCAAATAACTTTAAATCGTGCAGTGAAGATGTTCCCAACTCCAACAGCATCAGACTCAACAACTCACTGGAACGACAAGATCAGATTCGACTCTCTGAGTGCAGAGATAAACAGGCAGAGGGACAGTGTGATGTGGCTAACTCCAAGCACAGTGCAGATAGAACCAACGGAGGGCAGGAGGGAGAAGAGGAAAGCATACAGGCTATCAATAGGAAGAAAGGATGTAGCGGGTTGTCTGGCAGAACAGGTAGCAACTCCGGAACTATGGCCCAATCAGAATCCAGAGGAGAAACCGGCAGAGATGGAGTCAACTGGTTCCCTGAACCCGACATTTGTAGAGTGGCTAATGGGGTACCCAATAGGGTGGACCGTTTAAAGGGTCTCGGGAATGCGATCGTGCCCCAAGTCGCATTTGAGATCATGAGGTACATGAAAATATAGTAAATAATATGGAGAGAAAATATGGAAAATTATGAAGGAAAGTTAATTTCAGACATGGAATTCCGGAAGTATCTGGATTTGCCGGGATATCTGCACTGCTCAGAATTAAAGCTGATGCAGCAGACAATGAACCACTGGTTAAGTCAGAGTGACTATCCTGAGACTAAAGCGCTAATGCTTGGTTCTCTGGGTCACACTATGATCCTGGAAATGGATAAGCTGACGGAAAGGTATCTTGTGATGCCTAAAGTGGATGGTAGGACTACATCGGGAAAAGAGCAGAAATTATTGGCCCAGGAACAAGCCAATTCAGAAGAGAAGATTCTAATATCCCAGGATGATTTTACTCAGGCACTGGGATGGAGGGACAACATATTAAAAAATCCTGTTACTTCAAACGTTTTCCAGAAGTCAAGAGGTGAAAATGAAATTTCAGGTTTTTTTAAGCACCCCGATTTTGATAACATTAAGGGTGCATTTAGAGTCGATAAACTATTGCAAGAACAGAAGATAGCGATTGACTTAAAAATAATGTTATCAGCACATCCTTATGCGTTCATGTCATCCGTTAAAAAGTTCGGATATCATATGCAAGCTGCTTGGTATTTGGATGGTTTAAAAGCCATTACTGGTGATGATTATGATTTCCTTTTTGTGGTGTGCGAGAAGTCAAATCCGCACAATGTTCAGACTTATAGATTATCTGAAAAAGATGTGGAAAAAGGGAGGGACGATATCCGGGCTACAGTTAAGAAGTACCAGGAATATCAGTCTGCTAATGAGGTTCAACGTAATAGATTGTCTGGATACTATGATGGCATTCAGACATTAAATATTAACTGGTAAAAGGAGAGAAGAATGGAAAATTTTAGGATAATTGGTACAGGAAAAGAGGTTTTTAGTGCATGGTTTGAAGCAAAAAAAGAGCTAAAAACTTCAATTGCACCAGCAGGTAAAAACTTTCATTTTAAGAGTGACTATATCACCTTAGACGGACTACTTAAAAAGGTAGATCCAGTGTGTCAAAAGTATGGAATTGGTATCATGCAGTTTCCTACAGGAGTTGGATTAGTAACGCTGCTTTTCCATGAGAAAAGTGGTGAGTATATAAGCTCTTACTATGAACTAATACTGGACAAGCAAAACGCACAGGGAGTTGGATCGGCATTAACGTATGCAAAACGCCAGACCATACAGGCACTGTTTGGATTGTCAGCAGGTCCAGAGGAGGATGATGATGGTCATGAAGCATCTCAGGAGGAAACTACGGCCCCAGTTCAGGGGAAAGTTGATAATGCAAATGCATACCAGATAGCAAAAGTTGCACTTCAGGAAATTAACTCTCTGGAAGGGTTGGATGCTTGGAAGGAAGCACAACCTGCAATCATCAGAAATAATAGTAAAGTCGGGGAGTTGTTTAAAGCCAAAATGGCAGAGCTCAAATTGGCAGAATAGGTGACCCCCTATATATAATATATACTAAATGGTTAAATCTTTAAGTATATATATCTTAATTAACTATAGTAAAACAGGAGAGACAAAATGGCAGTAAGAGTCACACGCAAATCAAGACCAGAGGCACCATCAGCAGAAGAATTAATCTCTCAGGTGGAAGTACCTCAAGAATTGGCACATTTACCCTGCTTTCAGGAAACGTGGGCAGAGTGGTGCCAGTACAAGCAACTGGAAGCGATGGACGACAGATCGGGTGCAATGAAACCCTGGAGGACTATTCAAGCAGCTCAGCGGGAAATGTCCCACATCAGGAACCAATATGGAACAGGAAGAGACGTGGTTCATGTCATAGCAGAATCAATGAGAAATCAATGGATTGGGATAAGGTTTGATCTAATTCTTGATAGAAGGTCTCCAGTGATGCCCAAAACACGAGATCAGGTGTCTGACCTGGACTTGGAATGGGCGAAGCTGAACCAGACCAATCAACTCAACTGATGGACTCAATTGAAATCCCGTTATCTCTGAAAAATATGCTCCAGGAAAAGCTCTTGGAACAGGAGAAGAAGACGGGGTTTCATGTATCAGTTTCAACATTCGCTGCACTGGCAATTCGGGAGAAAATGGAACGGCAATTCACAAGAGAGCGATGATTTTGGGACATCCTGCAGGTGGTAGAACTCGGCCTATACGGAAAGTAGTACATCTAAGTGACGGATGTCCCAATTGATTAAGATATGCGAGCAGTGCGGGGATGAATACGACACTCCATATTCAACTGTCCAGAAATATTGTTCCATGTCCTGTAAGGACAAAATGGGGTGGATCAGGGCAAAAAAGGCCGGTAAGATCAGGAGCAAAAAGGGAGGGTATAATCGCAGCACTTATATCAACTTGTTCATGGATGCAAGACAGTCTGACCAGACTGCACCATGTCACTACTGTAAGGCTCGTGTGACTGCATCAGATTTTGTTCTAGATCATAAGATTCCGGTCAGTTCTCTAAGTACCAGACAGGCCATTATGGACCCCAATAATCTGGTAGTGTGCTGCCGTAGCTGCAACATTTTAAAAGGAACCCAATCGTATGAAGATTTCATAAAACAGAAGAAGGAGACTCATGGATGAGGCAAAATATTCGATGCTGCTTAAAGCATTGAAAGCATGCGAAAAGAATTACCATAGTCACGTAAGGGAATTCGGGAAATTAGACAAGACAGACATATCGTTCTGGGCGGAACAACTCTCAGATCTATCTCCAGGGAGAATTGAAAGAGCATTCTCGGAACACATCAAAACATCCTCATTCTTCCCAACCGTAAAGGATATCCGGGAAGGTACTACAGATAATCCAAGACGAAAACCATGTGATGATCACAAGTATCTGGATTCACTCAATGAATCTAAGCTGCTGACTGGTCCAGAGAGAGTTAAGATGGGTATGCCTGATCGGATGAAGGAGATATTTCACAAACTCCAGCGGGAGGTGAGAAGTGCTAACCATTGAGCTCCCATTCCCAATTTCTGCCAATTCTTACTGGATGATAGCAGGGAGACGATTAATCAAGACCAAGAGGGCAAGAGCTTACATCATGGAGGTTACTCTCTACTGGTTAAATGCCAAGATGTTAGGAGCTCAAGCATTCGGGGAGGATGAAACACTTGCACTCTCAATTGCAGTCCATTATCCGGTGAGAAAAGGCCCAGACTGCGACATCGATAATTTGAGTAAGGTCCTTATAGACGCAATGGAAACTGCCGGTATTTATCAAAATGACAGGCAGATCAGATTTGTACAAATATCCAGGGAAAAGGCAAAAGATAAGACAATTGGAAGTGTGAGGGTGAATATTAAAGCATGTCCTCATGAGATGGAATTGAATGACAGGAACTTTAGGGTAGAGGAGATACATAATGAGTGAGTTTTGGGAACTGATGCTGACTGTACTGGGTATATACCTGCTGGGGGTATTGAGCGGCATAACAGGACTTGGAGTATTGTTATATTTCTACCTGAAACCTGGAGATAAAATAACAGTGAAAAGGTCAGAATGAGCGGTACCCCGATAAGAAGAGCAAGACGTGCGAGAGAGGCTCGGATGTATGATGACCCAACCTTTTGGGATAAAGTGTTCGATGGATATGCGGAATTCGGATCACTTCCTAAACTGGCTAAAGAGATTGAGGTGCCATATAAGAAACTGTACCACAAGATCACTACAACTCCGGAGTTGAAAGAAAGATATGATGAGGCTAGATGTGCATACGCCGAATTAACAGTTGATCAGATCAGGGGAATTGAAGACAAATTGGAGGTTGGTCACCTAGACCCGTCAACAGCGAAAACACTCATTAATTCAAAACAGTGGATCATTCAAAAGTATTCACCAGTTGCTTATGGAGAAAGACAGACCATAGATATGCAGGTCACCGACAGTACCCAGTTACATCTGGAGGCCCTCAGAAAGCAAATGCAGGTAAAAGATATAACACCTAAACTAAAAGAGATTGAGTGATAAGACTCCAAATGTCACTACATCAGCTGGATACTCTTGATGATGTTCTCGATCTCGTTATGGAGTTACCTAAAGAAGATACAAGAGGGATAAATATGCGGGCAGTTAAAAGCCTACAGCAGATGATCTACTACAAGCAAATGGATAATGGAGGAAACTATGAGAAGTTATCGTCACCCATTTAAGGAGTATGTACCAACCAAGAGATATAAGGTTGATAAGGTCAAACTGAGGGAAGATATTAAAGCTGCTACTCAAGAGTATCTCAACTCCGGGAAAAGTATAGAAAAGATTAAGGATGGACCAGTGGTAAAAGTTCCGTCAGTTGGATTGAAAGACCTGGGAAATGAGTTGACGTTCGGAACAGGTGGATTGTACGAAGCACCAGATATTTATACCGACATGGAACTCCAACTGAATAAGCAACTCATGGAGGGTGATCTATAGATAATGACTCTATATATATACTTTAACTATATATAGTAGGTCTTTAAACATTGGTAAGGTAAAGAGAGTGATTAGTATAGGAACTGTTAGGAGTATTATAGATAGGGGGGATAGTAGAAGTATAGATATAACTACTCTCAGAGGGGTCTCTATAGAGGTTCACATGTGCCTGCGCGATCCAATCAGATCCAATCACCATAATAAGGTTAATGATATCAATGCTTAATAGGATAATGTTCAAAAACTACATTATTGAACACTTTTGGGGAGGGTTCTAAGTAACTGATTTCATTACGGGGAGAGGCCGGATACCCCCCTGGGGTCTGGCATAGGGGGTGACATGTGACATAGTCAACACACATCCCCCGATTATTTTCCCCAAATTTTTTTAACCCTTTTTCCCCTACCCCAACATGGCTCGGATTGGAGACAAGATACAATTTGAATTACAGGATGAATTATTTGAAAAGGGTCTGAAGACAGTACAGGCCCAGATTGTCCGTCAGTATCCCAAACAGCGTGGTGACTGTTGTGAATATTTAGCATTTGACTGCATTGATTTAGATCACCCTGATTTACACTATACGATACCGGCAGATGAAAAATTCATTCAGATCAACGATTAATGACATTAAAAAGCAGGTTAGGGAGAGTGGAGGTTCCCTAACCAAGTTACCTACTCCATTTCATGCTCAGTCGCTTCATGACTGGCTTAAAGATAAACTACCCAGACACTTGGATGTTTGGATAATCGATGCACCAGGGAGGGAGAATGAAGTTAATGTGTACACACGAGGTGAAGTTAAGCGAGAGAGAGATGTTGCTCGCAGCCGCATCCGGAGTTCAACGGGAAGTGGAATGCCTGAGAAAGTTAGAAAGTGGAAAGAACGCAGTTTCGGAGTACGAAAGGAACAATAATCAAGTTGGTCCAGGAGGTTTGTGGAACAACCATATTGAAGGTGCGTTAGGTGAATTTGCGGCAGCTAAGTTTCTGGGTCTTTATCCTGGGGCAATCACTGACCCTAAAGCGACTGATGTTGGTGAGCATTATGAGGTGAGGACCAGGCCGTTGAAGTACCAGGAATTGTTTATAAGGAAGGAGGAGAAGGATGAGAAGGAGGACAAATATTTTATTTTGGTTCAGGGTGCCTATGGGGATTACACAATTTGCGGGTGGATATCTGCTTATGAGACATTTGCTCATCCCGAGTGGTTTCACAATAATGAGAAAAAGACAAACTACCGCTACTGGGTACCACATGAATTTCTTTACCCGATTAAAACATTACCGAAAGAAGCACCATGCAAGCAAAAAATAATATCTTCTCTGAGTTCATCGAGAAGTATAAAACTGATCCAGTCAGATTCGTCCGGGACATCCTAGAACAATCTCCTGATCCCTGGCAGGTAGAGTTGATGGAAGCAACCCTGACTGAGCGGTTGTGTGCAGTAAAGTCTGGACATGGAATTGGCAAAAGTGTATGTTGCGCCTGGTTGATGCTTCATCATATGCTCTGTTTCTATCCACAAAAAACGGTCTGTACTGCGCCAACGGCCTCCCAGTTGTTTGATGCACTTTTTGCAGAGTTGAAGTCTCAACTCCAGAGATTACCGCCTGCACTGCAATCTCTGTTTGAAGTATTTTCTGAGAGAATCACCCTGAAAAGTGATCCATCCGGTTCTTTCTGTTCAGCTCGCACGAGCCGGAAGGAACAACCGGAGGCATTGCAGGGAATTCATAGTGATCGAATTTTAATGATTGTAGACGAAGCCAGTTCGATCGATAATGCTGTTTTTGAGGCCGCTGGCGGATCACTTTCAGGTAACGCAACTTTAATTTTAGTGGGGAATCCCACACGAAATGAAGGATACTTTTACGATGCATTCACAAAACTGAGTCATAGATGGTGGACTAGAACAGTTAGCTGCGAAGATTCCCCCAGAGTCAAGAAAGAGTACATTGAAGAAATGGAGGAACGTTACGGGAGGGACTCAGCGACTTTTGCCATTCGGGTATTAGGAAATTTCGCAGAGACAACAGAAGACACGATTATTTCAAATTCTCTTGTGGAAGCGGCAGTTACAAGAGATGTTGATCTATCTGAAACTGCACCGATCGTCTGGGGTCTCGACATTGCCAGGTTTGGGTCCGACAAGTCTGCACTCTGCAAACGTCAGGGCAATCATGTCCTGGAACCTATCAAGTCGTGGGCCAAACTGGATACAATGACATTAACCGGTGCCATACATGCAGAATACATTAAAGCGCAGCAGGATGGTACTCCTCCCCAGGAGATATTGTGCGATTCGATAGGCGTCGGCGCTGGCGCATGTGACCGGATGCGTGAATTGAATATGCCTGCAATTGATGTGAACACCGGTGAATCTGCATCCATTTCTGGTCAGTACAAGAACCTGAGAGCAGAGTTGTGGCACCAGGCTAAAGAATGGTTTGAGCAGCTGAACTGCAGAATACCGAGAGATGAGAGGCTCATGTTTGAGCTCTGTTCTCCCAGATACACTTATGAATCCTCCGGCAAAATTAGAATGGAGACAAAATCTGAAATGAAGAAGAGAATTGGTCATAAGGGCTCACCGGATTTCGCTGACAGTTTTGTCCTAACTTTTGCAGGAACTTCAGCAATTATGTCAGGCGCAACCGGAGGATGGTCTAAAGCTCTTCACCGTAACCTTCCAAATATTTACTGATGAAAATTGCACTGCTGGATGTAGATAGCAGAATACCCAACCTGGCACTGATGAAAATTAGTCGCTGGCACAAGCAGAAGGGTGATGAGGTTGAACACTATATGCCCCTGGCCCATTCCCTTTACGATAAAATATATGCGTCCAAGATATTTAACTTTTCTTCAGGCTCAGATATCCAGGATGACATGGTTGTCGGAGGAACAGGGATTGACCTAAAGATCATCCTGCCTGCTGAGATTGAAGAAATAGATCCCGATTATACTCTTTACAACTATCCCCATAATATCGGATTTTCCCAACGCGGTTGCAGGTTCAACTGCTCATTTTGTGTTGTTCCCCGGAAAGAAGGTAAACCAAAATCAGTTAATACCATTGAGAAACTATGGACCCAGAGATCATCTAATTTTCTGGTGCTGCTTGATAATGACTTTTTTGGAAATCCTGAATGGAGTGATCGAATTGAAGAAATAAAAGAACTTGATCTAGAAGTTAATTTTTCTCAGGGTTTGAATATCAGGATAATTTCCAAGAAACAGGCACAAGCACTTGCTTCAGTTAAATTCAGGAACATAAATAATACCGGCAGCCAGGTGACTTTTGCCTGGGATCAGATAGATGATGAGAAGGTTATCAAGCGCGGTTTCCAGAGAGTCGTCGATGCGGGTATCAGGCCTTATCAGATGCAGTTTTATGTATTGATTGGATATGACACAACTCCAGAAGAAGATATGCATAGGGTAATGATGCTGAAGGGTTGGGGTTGTGATCCTTATGCAATGCCTTATGATAAAACAGATCCCTACCAGAAGAAATTTGTCCGATGGGTTAACAGAAGGCAGATTTTCAACTCCTGCACTTTTGAAGAATATTCAAAAGGAAAGCAGTAGCACCTATCTCCCTCAATTTCAATGATATAATAGAAAAAGACGCCTATGTCGAACTATGTCTAATAGTTAAATAACCTCACCAGGAGAGATCTGAGAGTCACAAATGCCAGAATATTCCCAAGAATTAGAAGAATCCCCCGAAATTGAAGAAGAATTTGAAGAAGAAGCAGCAGAACCTGAATCTCCGGATGAAATGGATGAGGAGGAGTTTGGGAGTTATGTCTCCGGGATGCTTGAAGATGCGATCCAGTATTGTGATGAACTATCAACTGACAGAGTGACTGCATCCAAGTATTACTCCGGTCATCTTCCTGAACAGGAAGACGAAGGACGCTCCGGTGCCACTAGCTACGATACTCGTGATACTGTAAATGCAATTCTTCCATCTCTGATGCGCGTTTTTTTCGGGGCGAACAAAA